TTGCAAATAAGTTTAGATTAGTATATGCACCAGTTGGATCATTTAGTGTTACAAAACGACTATGTCCACTGTGTGTTCTATTGATACTTTTAATTTTTCTAATGTTATCGCTCTGTGTGTACAAATAACTATTGTAATCATCTGCCGTGATCATGCGGTCCTGTGTTGCATAAATGCGTGGCGCATTTGTTTTTATATCGTCCAAACTTTCACTGCTACTAGCGTTGGTTACACTTTCTCTTAGTTGTACTGCTAGTACCGCTGTATATGCGTTACCATCTGCACCCGTATAGTCTATACTAATTCTTTTTGTTCCAATGTCATCAGGTCTTAATACATATGTCTGGTTCTCACTTTTGCGATACCATATACGAATAATTCCTTTTGGTGGATTGCCAAAACTTTTATCAGCAAAGCATACGCTGATTTTATTATCTTCTCTTGTCTTAACGCTGTATATATCTCTGATGCCCTGTTCAATAAAGTTATAGTTTGAGCTTTGTCCATATATATTATCTACTCCAGTCCATTTTTTATTAACTGTTCCATCTGCGTTTACTGTCTGTACCCAAATGTCCGTTGAGTTAATGTTAACCTCTTCTATGTCTAGAGTCATTCCACTTAGTGGATCCGTAATATTAAAGTCCTTAAATGTTAATTGTCCTTGTTTAAATCCAACAAAGAATCCTGTGTGATTACTACTAACGCTCTGTCCATCATTTTTATATTGAATACTAAACGCTCCGGATGGATCCGGTGTGTTCTCAATCATTTTCTTTTGTACAATATCATAATCTAAACCAACAGCATTAAATGATACATTTGAGCCTTGTGCAAGTCCACTAAATGTAAAAACAATCTGGTCAGTTGTATTATTTGTATTATAGTATTGTGTAGGGACGCCAGATTCTGTTACTTGTCTACGAGGACTACCAAACTGGTTACTCTGTGCAAACAAAGCGTTCATTACTGTTGTAAAGTTATCTAGGTTATCTGCTGTAGTTGTATTCTCATATCGAATCTCTTCTCCACCAAGTGTTGTACCACTTGCACCAATAACATTCTCGTTTGTTTTTATACTTGTAACTTTTAACAACCCAAAAGGTGTAACGTTTCGTCTAGGTTTGTATCCCAAAAACTCTGAGAGTTTGAATACGCTGTCCTGTCTTTCCGCTGTACTTAAAAAGTTATTTCTGCTGTTTAGATCTACTCTAAATGCTAAATTATGTCCGAACTGTGCTATAACATCGAGGAGTGAAACAAATTCTCCACTTTCTACCCAATCGCTATAGCTTTCCGGATAATTATTACTAATGTACTCAATCATTGAAGTACGGATAGTATCAAAATCATATGCTTGGAAGTTTGCGTTTACATAGGAATCATAAACTGCTTTATAATCCTCTGCCGCAAATAACCTGCTCTGTCTTACCTGTTGTGCCATTATTAAAACTCTGCCTCTGCAAATTCTCTATCGAACTTCAATCGTAATACTGTCTCTGTCGTAGTAGGCAAATATAACAATTGTATACTTATTGTAATTGAACTAGCATCTTGATCCACTCTAACATTCTTAGTCATTAGACTGAACCGTGGATCGTAAGTGACTACATCATTTACGTCTTGTTCAATTAGTTCTATTGTATTCTCGTCCAAAGGTTGAAATACATAAAAGGGCAACATACTACCAAATGAGGGTTGACTCCACTTTTCACCCTTACGGATTTTAAAATGGTTGTCAAGGTCCTGTTTTGCTAGGTCCAGCTTAGTCATTTGCTTCGCTGATCTTATCTGACCCCTTGTTGTGTATCCTATACCTGTGCTATTGTTCATACTAATATTTAGCTGAAAAAAACCGACGTTTCTAATTCTATACAGTTATAACTAAACTTTTATCAACAGATACTAGTTCTTCAGGCCAAAATAGGAAATCACGCCAGGATTCGTCCGGAATGTACAATGTAAACAATCTTGCATTGCGATTTATGTCATGATAGCTGGGTTGGTAGGGAATTGATATAGGTTGTATTAGTTTGTTGGACTTTGAACTATTACATGGCTTACATGCACTAGCACAATTTGTCCATGATGTTCGGCCTCCGTGGCTTTTTGGGATAACGTGATCTATTGTTAAATCTCCTTGCCGGTGTTTTGTGCCACAGTACTGACAAGTATAGTTATCTCTTATGAACATGTTTCGCCTGGTAAATTTTGCTCTCGTTGGTAACTTGTGATAACGATTAAGCATTACAATACTTGGCATTTGCATCACAAAGTTTTCACTATGTAAGGGTTTATCCTCATAGCTCTTTACAATTTTTATCTTATCGGAAAAATATGCTTTGACGGCACTCTGCCAACTAATTGTGCTTAGTGGCAACAGGCTTAAAGGCTGTGCGTCTGCATTAAGTAATAGTACACTCATGTCAATATTTATGTAGTTAGATTTGATAGGTTGACAATTTGCCTTTTTCTAGACTGTGTCATTTTAGGCAAAAACCTTTTTGTTTCTCTATAGTATACATACTCTGCTTGGTTTAGAGACTTAGTTGTTTCAAATCCATCAGGGTATAGTGTTCTAATATTCTGTAGTCCTTGTACTTTAAGCAATGCTCTTGACTTACCACTTCCATAATCAGCTAACATCATAATTTTTGCTTCACCTTGTCGTACTATTCTTTGGTTGCCACTTAACACTAGAGCTGTTGCAATCCATTGCCATTGTTCATTAATAATGTAATTACTTATTTTAAACTGTCTAACTGGTGTTCCTGTTTTTGAAATATCACCAGTAAAATAAAATAGACTAAACAGAGCATCATAATTTGTTTGACTTACAAGCGTTAATGGTAAGATCTTTTTAAATGATCTTTCTTTGTTCTTTAAGTCTTCAATAAAAAAACTGTATGCTTCTGATTCTGTTAATCCGTTTCCATCAGTACCATTTGAAAATCCATAACCAATAACTGGTAATTTGTTCACTGTATATGTATAAGGTGACCACGTCTTTTGTTTAATTATATAACTTATAATACTACTACTTGCTTCTAGATCTGTCAAGGGTTTTTTTGTATCTGTCATCGTGGGATCTAGATTTGTAAACAAGTCAAACTCTACCAGATCGTTTTCTGATAATTGATTTGGTAATATATAAATCTTTGGCATACTAAGTGTTACCCTCTGAGTTTCTAAACTTTTCTTCTTTTTTGTTTACACCCTTCCAAGGATGATGTTCCGGAACTCTACTTGCCGCACTTGACAATACATTCTTGTTCTCAACTAATTGATTAGTAATAATTCTACTAGGCAATGTAGGAGTAGGTCCGTTCATATCAATTCTGGCTGCTTGTTCCATATAGTTACCTGCAACAGTAACATTACCATTAAGTGCCGCCTGCAGATTCATATTTTGGGCTGTATATAAATTATAGTCTCCAGTAGTTGCTTCAACGTTGACACCTTCAGTACCTGTTGATCTAATATTTACACCCATATCACTTTCAATATTGACATTGCCTTTGGCATGTATATTAAAATCTTCTTCACTATGAATACTAACACTTGTTTCACTATAAACATCAATTCTACCATCAGCATCTAACTCAACCCAAGCATTACCTTTGTGATTAGTTATAAACATAAACTCATTTGTGTCGTCTACTAGTATTTCTGCACCACCTCTGGTTCTGAAACGCATGTTTTTACTTTTGCCTTCTAGATCGCCATCATCCATTGATATAACGTGTCCGCCTCGAGTTGTTATACCAAATACTCTACTGGGTGATTCTCTTCTAGCACTACTGTTTGAATGTCCTCTACTAAAGTCTTCAGTTAAACCCTGCGTAGTTAATGTTTGTAAGAACTTAGCATCAACTGGCTTTCTATCTGGATCTGTTCTATCATATGGATTCTTTTCACCCACTGGTGCTAGTTTTCCATCAGGACCTTCTGCACTTGCTCTACCTCCCAGCATGTGATTTCTATCTTTTGAAATAAAACTTCCCATTAGGAAGCCTTCTTCTCTACTGGTTGTAAACGCAATTACTACCTCTGTGCCGACAGCAGGAGGTTGTGGCCACATGCCATAGCTTTTTGGAGTGCCGTTTGTTCCGCCTTCTTCATCACCATATTTTGTAGGATCAAAACTTCCTTCTAATGCTTCAGTTGTGCCGCCAAATGGAGATACCAATAGTACAATTCTAGGAGCACTTGAACTTCCAAACTCTGGAATCTGTACTTCAATTCTACCTGTGTATAGGCTATCCACATTGTTAACTACTACACCAACATATATACCATTGATATTATTAATGCCAGTTCCGCCACCTTGCTTAACTCTGCCTGCTACTTTTGTACCGTCTGTTTGATATATCATTATCTAACCTCCATCTCGTTCACTAGTAAAACTGTACTTACATTTCTATTTCTATATGCAACCAGTTGCTGATCAAATTTACCCATGCTCATTGATGTTTCAATCTTTCTAACTTCATATACGCCACTGGCCGCTATATCCATTTCTCCACTCACACTAGCTTCTGGATCAGTCATATTTTCGTCTGGTAAATGGTTTAGGAATAACACTAGACTATCTGTATTTAGATAGTTGGCCGCTGTTACAACGGCGTCATTTGTATATACTCCAGGCGTACCCATCCAAAATGGATCACCTTTAATCTTAAACTTAACTTGAATATAGTCTGTATTTCTACTCCTAAATTCTAAATCAGCTAGTGCATCTATTGTGTCAATAGCACTCGGTCCTTTTGTTTCATTTACTTGTTGGCTATCAGGACTTGCGACAGCATAAGCATATGCAACCCGCTCCATAAATCCCTGATGTGAACCATCTACCTCACTGAGTGACGTAGCATATGTACCACTGGCAGTTTTAGGAACCGTAATTGGTGTTGGGTTAGTAGGCACATGTGATTGTTTAATTTCGGGATATGCAAGACCATTTGCAGGATCTTTTGCCATAAAAAATGCATTATCAATCATTAGGTCAAAGCTGATTATCTCTGTATTCTGTCCGTTATACAAATAGTGATACTTTTTTGTAATGGGTAAACTATCGAATAGTGTACGTTGAAATGTTCTGTTATTCTGTTTTTCTTTTTGTGCTTTTGGATCTTTTTGTGGTATACTATAAGTTATATCCAAGTCAACTACCAGTTCAATTTCCATTTCACTTGTGTCAGTAAAATCATCTGTTCCATCACCAAACGTAACCTTGGGAGTTACACTAATTACTGTTCGCTTAACACCATCTGTTCTCTCTAATTTATTTAATTCTCCTAGTGCAGGAACGTTTGCAGTTAAAAACCTTCTAAGATAACTTATTAAGTTTGTTTCACTATTGATGTTTGCATTGATTGTGTCTTTATTTGTGTTGTTTCTATTATTTCCACCAGCCTCACCAGCGTTTGACGTGCCGGCTATGGCTTTTGAACCCAGATCAAAACTTTCTGTCACACTTGCCATTCCGTATGAATTGGGTCCGGGACCATTGCTTGGTACTGATTTACCAACTTCCGTTGTAGCATTGGGTCCTAGAGTTATCTTCCAGGTATGTTTACTGACAGGATCCTTATTCTCAGGTGACTTTCTATATTCTATTTCTGATTCATTTAGTTTTGCTTCTAAAAG